TATAAATGAGATCCTGCCCTATCGTAATTTGGATTAACATATTTTACATGAATAATATCTTCTGCAGGAAATTGAATATATCCATCGCCATCGACTAACATGTAGTAATCAATAGGGTTTTTAGTTTTATGGAAGAAATTTGGAAAGATATACCGGATTATGAAGGTAGGTATCAAGTAAGTAACATTGGCAATGTGAAAAGTTTGGAAAGGACAGCTAATCACATTGGAGGAATTAGAAGAGTTTCAGCGAAGGAATTAACTAAAGTTATGTTTAGAGATGGATATTATTATGTATTTTTATCTAGCCCTAGAATGCAAGTAGGAGTGCATCAGCTTATAGCAATGGCATTTTTAAATCATAAAAGATGCGGTTTTGAGGTTGTGGTAGATCATAAGGATAATAATAAAACAAACAATGTTTTGTCAAATTTACAACTAACCACTAATAGACACAATAGCACAAAAGATGTAAGTAATAAAACTGGATTTTTAGGAGTAACTAAGCAAAGAAGAAAATTCAAAGCCACTATAAGACATAACGGAAAGTCCGTTTATTTAGGAATGTTTAAAACAGCAGAATTAGCACATGAAGGATATTTGCAAGCAAGACGAAAAATTGAGACTGATAATTTACATAAGTAACTTTAATGCGGTTGGAGGCGTGGAAACCTTCACTAAAAACTTCTGTAAAAGAATGTCGAAACATTACGACTTAACTTTATTATACGATAATGTATCTAATCAGCCATTAGTCACCGAAATGGAGCAATATTGCGCCGTCGTTAAATTAGATAAAAAGAAAAAATATGTGTGTGATATATTTATAAGCTCTTCCGCTTGGGGGCGTTCTGCATTTGATAATATAGATGCAAAAATATACACACAAATTGTACACGCCGACTACAGGCACGTTATAGATGGTTGGGCTTTTAATTACAAAAAACATCCATTTACAACCCATCATATTTGCGTTGGAGAAACGGTTAAAATAGGCTTCGAACACGTAACAAAATTAAAATGCGACGCTATTATTTACAATCTTTTAGACAATGCCATTAAGCACGAAAAAAAGACAAAAAACAAAGAATTGTATTTAGTTACGTGCTCTAGATTATCCGGAGAAAAAGGATTTAAAAGAATGTTGCAATTAGCGCAACAGCTAGATGCAAAAGGCATTAAGTATGTTTGGGATGTTTACGGTGATACTTCGAGCCAATACGCAAAAAACATTATAAAAGAGTTTGTTAATTGTCCAAACGTGCATTTTAAAGGAATAACTACTGAACCATTCAAAGTAATCAATCAAGCTGATTATTTGGTACAGCTATCAGATACAGAGGGTTTTGCTTATTCAGTTTATGAAGCGATGCAAGTAAAAACTCCTTGTATTATAACTCCTTTTGCAAGTGGAAAAGAACAGATAACTCACGGTTTAAACGGGTGGATTGTACCATTTGATATGCAAAACATACCGTTTGATGATATTTTAAAGCGAAGATTAAAAGTGCCTAAATTTGAGGAATTAGGCAAGGAGGAACATTGGATTTCATTCTTTGAATCGGCTTTAAAATGGCATGAAGAAAACACAATAAAAGTGCGTATTACAGCGGTAGTTCAGAAATACAAAATAGGTCAAGAAATTTACTTACCAACTGACAGGGCATTATCGGCAATTGAAAGAGGATTGGCTGTGCGTGTTTAAAATTTTACTATCTTTGAAATAAATAATAATATTATGGAAATCACATTATTAAAGCCATACCTTAATCATTCGGCTGGTGATACTATTGAAGTATCTGATTTTAGAGGCATATATTTAAAGCGCGTAGGTGTAGCCGAGTCTAACGAGACGCAAAAAGAGATTAAACAGCCTTGTATAAATAAGCCTAAACCTAAAAAACAAACAAAATCTAAATCATCTTTTAAAACCGAAATAACGGACAAACAAAATAAAATATAGCGGAATCCGAAAAGCTAAAGAGTAGGGATTAAACCATGAAAAATTAAGAATATGGTACTTTATTTTAACAAAACAGATTTGGTCAAGTTTGGTAATTATTTATTAAGCGAAAAAAGAACAGAAAGTGTTTTAGCATTACAAGGAAAACACGATGACAGGACAAAAGAAGAAAGATTAAAACACGTCTATCACGCAGATGTAGAGAATTTTTTAGAGTCAATAAAAAAGGTGGATTAACTTAAAAAGAAAGGAGGGAGAAGAGATATAGAAATGTATCTCTTTTTTTATTATCTTTGACTCAAACATTTACAGCATGAGTTATTTAACAGTCATAACATTAGCAAGAGCAAAAAACTACCTACGCATTGACACCGATTTAACAGAGGATGATGCAGAAATAACGGCAATGATTAACGCTTCTTGTTTGTTTGTGGAAAAGCGAACTAATCACATTTTATTTCCACGGGACAAAACTTATAAAGGAGCTTGTCAAGTTAAAGTATATGACTATCCTATTAACTCAATTGTAACAGACCCGGCGCCGTGGAGCGTAGAGCGTTCTTTATATACGATATTCCCAGACGTTAAAGAGATTGTTTTAAATGTTGGATATGCTACAGGGACGGTTCCTGATGATTTAATAGAGCCTATGTTACAGATGCTTCATGTATGGTATTATGAGAGCGAGAAGCAGGTTAATTCAACATTGATTCCAGAGAGTGTAAAAGAGGCTTTAGATTTAAATAAAAGATTTTTGTAATGTTATCACGCCAATACAACAAACGAATTAAAATCTACGGAATAACGACTGTTCCTGATAGCTACGGAGGCAATACCGTAACAGATGTTTTAATCGGCTCGTTTTGGGCTGAATTAAAGCAAAATTCCGCATTTCGTGATTATAGTATAGGCAAGTCTGATATAAAAGACAACTGGTCGTTTAATATTCGTGCAACTCCTAAAGTTACACCCAGCAACATTGATAATTTAACAATCGAGTATAAAGGCGTGAAGCGTGTTGTAAATGATATTCGATACAATGATGAATTATTTAGAGAATTAAATATTATTGCAAATGGAGATTCGGGGGATTAATAGTGTTCTATCAGAATTACGAGCTTACGGAAAAGATATTGAAAAGCAAATCGATGCTGAAACCGAAGCAACAGTAATTCAAATTGAATCAGACGCAAAGAAATTGGCTCCTAAAAACTTTGGTAAATTAGCGCAAAGTATATCTCACTCAAAAATAAAGCCGTCTAATTGGAAAGTAACCGTAAACGAATTATACGGAGCTTACATGGAATTTGGAACTGGTACGAAGGTTAATGTTCCAGCTGAATTTTCGGAAATGGCAAAATCATTTCAAGGGAAGCGGGGAGGTAGTTGGAAGCAAGCTTTAGAAAGTATCAAAATATGGTGTAGAGCGAAAGGGATAGATGAAAAGGCAGCTTATCCAATTTTAGCTAAAATATTGGGGGCAGGAATTAACCCACAACCTTTTTTATTTCCAGCCTATCAACAAGGTAAAAAAGACTATCTAAAGAATTTAAAAAAACTATTAGACAAGAAAAAGAAAATTTGATTATCTTTGAATCATGGCGGTAACAGTTAATCCAGATAAAGAAATAAGGCTTGCGGTTCATAACCTTGTAAACAATATTGTTGTTAACACAAAAACAATAAAATGCTTTGATAGTCGAGTTACTGGTAATGTAAATTTAAAAGAATACATATTATTAACAGCGCAAGCAAAAGACGTTCTGAAAGAAACTAAGTGCGAATATGAATGGAGCACTTCTTTATTAATTGAAATTTACACAAGAACGTCAAGCGCAGGGAATAGTGGTAGCCGTGTTTTGTTAAATGATATTGAAAGTGCTGTGTCTACATTATTAAATCCAAAAATTACGGTTGCAGGATTTACGAATGTTACCCAAAATATTACATACGAAAATCAATTAGAGACTGTTACGGATACAGAGAATATATTTCGTAGCTTTATGCGGTTAAATTTAACTTTAAAATAAAATACAATGGCAGATAAAATAAAAGGCGAAGGACTTATCCTTTATTGGCACGACGGAACACTTTACCGCCCTGTTGCCTGTTTGACTTCAAACTCGTTAAACACAGAGAGAGGCATTATAGAGGCAAGAACAAAATGTGAGCCGGGAGTGGTAGAAAAAGAGGCAGGAGTATTTAGTTACACAATTGACGCAGAGGCTTTGGCAATTGACACTACATCTGTAGGGGGTGACGATACAAAAGCATCACACGATTTCTTGTTGGAGGCTCAAAAAGGAACTGCAAAGGGTAACTGGAAAATGGACAGCGGATCTCAAGACTTGACTTATTATGGAGTCGGAATACTTACCACTTTAGGATTAGAAGCTCCTGCTGGTGACGAGTTTGCGTCTTTCTCACTAACCATTGATGGCATAGGAACAATATATAATACCGATCCATTAGCACCAAGCGTATAATTATGAACGAATTAAAAATAGAATTAGGAGGTAAAGAAAGGCTTTTTTCTTTTGGACTGGCATTTTTAGGTGAACTTTTAGAACACTTCGACATGGATATGGCAGAATTAGGAGCAAAAATGGCTAGAAATCCGTTTAAGTATCAACCTTTAATAATGTTCTTATCAGCAAAACATGCCTGCGAATTGAACGACATTGAAATGGACTTCACGCATTCGGATGTTATATCATGGGTTGAAGCCGAACCGTTTGGTATAAAATCAGATAAAGCCACTAAGTTCGATGCTTGCTTAGTTGAAAGCTTGTATAAAAATGTTCCTAAACAAGACGAAACGCAAGATAAAAAAAAAGTGAAAAAATAGATTGGAATAAAGACGTTATATGTTTTGCGATAGGCGAATTAGGAATCCCCACCATTAAAGAAGTTTATAAAATGACTTGGGCGGAGTTTCAAATTCGCCTATTTGCATGGAAAAGGACACAAGAAAGGGAATGGGAAAAAGTTAGATTTTTAGCGTGGCACGCAATGACAGGAAGTCATCAAGATCCAAAAAAAATGCCAAAAACGTTGTCTCAGTTTATGAAATTAGATTTAGATAAGAAAACAACGCCTTTAATATCAGAAGCTCAAAAACAAAGATTTTTAGAAGTTTCAAAGGAATACTATAAACAAGTAAATAAAGCGTAATGGCAGGATTAGAAATTACCATAGGTGCCGATAATAGCGAACTGCAAAAAAAGATAAAAGAGGCTGAAAAAGACCTTAAAGAATTATCTAATATAAAGCTAGAGCAGATAAAGCTTGGTTTAGATACTAAGGAAATTGACGGTAATATCAAGTCGGTTAAAAAATCTTTATCTGATTTAAAAACTGTTTCAAAAGATACAGGAAATGCTATTTCAGGTATGGCTCCGAAAGTTGCCAATGGGTCAAATTCCCTTATGCAGTTTTCTCGTATTGCTCAAGATGCGCCATTCGGAATAATGGGTATTGGAAACAATATCACGGCAACAGCGGAAAGTTTTGGACACTTAGTAAAAGAAACGGGTAGTGCGGGAGGAGCCTTAAAAGCAGTGGCTTCGTCAATAATGGGTACTGGTGGGATTTTATTAGCAGTCTCATTGGTTACGACAGGCTTAACGTTAATGTCTCAGCAAGGGTTAACGGTTGGAGACATATTCTCTAAATTAGCGGGGACATTTGACGCTAATGCTCAATCTTTGAATAAAATGAATGCTGAAGCTGCTAAAAGCGCAGCGGGTGGAATTTCAGAAATGAATGCGTATGTAGCTACAGCAAAAAATGTTAATCTATCTATGTCAGATAGATTAATTGCCGTTAAAAAGCTACAAGATGAATATCCATCTTATTTTGGTAATTTATCAAAAGAACAGATTTTAAACGGGAATGTTGCTGGTGCTGTAAAAGAAGTAACCGTTGCTTTAATAGCTAAAGCAAGAGCCGCCGCATATACTGGTAGAATTACAGAATTAGCACTAGAAGAATTTAACTTAAGAACAAAAGAGGAGAAAATATTAAAAGATATTGCAAAGCAACATAATGAAATAGCTATTGCCAAAGCCTCTGCTAATGGGATAGGCGGTAATGCTAGTAATATGGCTATTGGCGCAGCTAACGATGTTTTGATGCGTCAAAAATCATTGCTTAAAGACACTCAAAATGAATTAAGGGCCAATTGGCAAGAAAGAGACAAATTAACTCAAAAAATTAATGAAAATGTAGCTGCTAGCATTAGACTGGAAGCGGTAACACCTAAGGTAGGAAAAAAAACATACTCAACGCCTCAAGTAACAGGAGTTAAAAGCAATGTTGCCAGCGCTGGTTTAGTTGATTTATCTGGTGAAGTTGTTCAGATAGCTAAAAACGTTCAAGGAGCGGAAGGGGTTATTACTACTAGCATGGGGAAAATACAAATAGCCTTTGATAGTAGCACAATAGACATGCTCGAAACACTTCGTAAATTCAATGAAGATGCAAACGCATTAATAACGGGATCAATAACTAGTACCTTTTCAAATTTAGGCACGGCAATTGGCGAAGCTTTAGCGAATGGAGAAAATGTTTTTTCGGCAGTTGGAAATTCTTTGCTTGCGTCATTGGGTAGTTTTTTATCTGATATGGGGAAATTGCTTATCCAATATGGTACTTTAGCTGTTGCAAAAGGAGTCTTAGATAAAGCTATTTTAATACCCGGCGCAGGAATAGTTGCTGGTGCTGCTGCAATTGCCGTTGGTGTTGCGTTATCCGCAACAGGTGGAGCAATTAACACAAGAGTTAAACAAGGCGCAAACGGTGGAGGAAATAGTACAGGTGGCTCTTATTCCTCTCCAGCATCTTCAGGTTCTTACACTTCAAGTGGAAGTAATGGAGGTGGTACAGTTGTTTTTGAAATAAGTGGTACATCATTAATAGGCGTTTTGAATAATACTTTAGATAGAAATAAAAGACTAGGGAGCTAAAACATGGCAAAGAAAATTATAATTGATTTTACAGCTAATCCAGTAGGTGCTACTGGAATTGAATATACAATTGTTGTAAACGGGAGCAATCTTGTTTACAATAACGGGAATACTGCGGTTTATATGTTGTTTACTCCTTATGGCACGCCTCCTGATCCTGCTTTTGCTGTTGAGATACAGCCAACGCTACAAGAAACGATACTTCAGGTTTTTACTTTTCTTAATAATAAGTACGTACACCCATCTATTATTTATTCAATCGTTGGGAATACTATCGAAGTATCAATAAACGTACAGGAATATATTTTAGTAAATTTTGGAGTTTCAAATGACAATATTGAATTATCATCTGTTTTAATTCCTGACGATTTTGTTAGTTTAAAATATTTCTTTCAGTACAAAAACATAATTAATGACGAATACATTTGTAGGATATACAAAAAGAATTATATCGGATCAGCTACAGAAATACATGGCAAGGCTATTATTGACAAAGCACCAATTAAAGATCATATAACCGTAATACGTGGAGGTGGTTTATCTTTAGAATTAGAGGCATCAGTAGATTTGGATTTAAACGATTTATACACCGAAAACGAGCAAGATTTTACAGTTAGACTATATCGTAACAATGTTTTAATATTCAACGGCTACGTGAATCCTGAGGGTGTTTTTCAGTCATTTGTTCGTGATATTTGGATTATAACATTGGATTGTGTAGATGGTTTAGGTTCTTTGAGTAATTTATCATTTGTAAATTTAAGTGGAGTGCCTTTTATTGGAAAAATGAAAGCCATTGATATTGTTTACTATTGTCTTTTGCGTTCCGGTATTTCGCTACCTATTAATGTTTCAATAAATACGTTTTATGATGGGCTTACAGTTGACGAAACTACCGACATATTAGCTAAAATATCATTAATTTCAGATAGATTCCAAAAGATTGACAACGACACAATAATGTCATGTGAGGAGGTTTTAAAATCTGTTTTGGATTTGTTTTGTGCTTCGATTACTCAGCAAGACGGTGAATGGTGGATATTTAAAACAAATGAGTTATTTAATAATTCTATCGTTACATTTCAAAAATACGATGTAGATAATGTTTATGTAGCTAACGTTCAGAAAAACTTATCTAAAATATTAGGCAGCAACATCGATAATTTTTATCCTCACCATTGTAGTGGGAATCAAAACATACAAATCAAAGGTAGTATTTCAAAATATCGTATAAATTATAAATATGGTTTTGTGGTGAGCTTATTGCCTAACCCTAAATTATTACATAATAGCTCTTTAATTTATAATGGATGGACTGTTGTAGATACATTAGGTCTTGTCATTAACGATCCTACCAAAACATCGGGTTTGTTTTTTAAAAACGGAACTTTTCCAACAGCTAATAAATTATTAGTTAGTGACGGACTTCCTATATTGATAAACGATTTATTGTCATTAAAGATTAAATTTTCAGTAGTTGGATCAGATTCTTTGCCTATCCAAAAGTTTTTAGAATTGAAGTTTCAAAACGGGAGTCATTATTTAAAATATATTCCTGACAACGGCGCAACTCCGGCAGACGCACAATGGACGACTAACAGCGCGGATTCTTACTTTATAGTTATCGGAGGAGATGGTAGTTATGAAGTTGCTTTCCCTAAATTGCCAGAGGGAGGAACAATTATATGTACTGTAGTTGGTACAAGCGTTTTTGGATTTGGCACCGGGGGCACAACTAATTTATTAGAATTTGATTTAGTGCCTACGGTTTCAGAACACGCGGAAGTGGGCGAGTTCCACACCGTAGAAAGAGCTTTAAGAGTTAGTTCAAATGTAAAAGACGTAAAGACTATTTACAACGGAGATAATGCAGGGATAGTATATTTAGGAGCAATTTACAAAGATGACGAAACAACAACTGCCGAAACATGGAGCAGACAAGGACGTTTAGAATCGTATCCATTGCTTAGAATTTCGGCGGAAGAAGAATTAAGGATATCTCAAAAGCCGTTAAAAATATTTTCAGGGTCAATTTATGGGTTTATACCTTATTTATCTGTAATCGATATAAACAACGTAGGTGATAAATTTATGTTTATAGAATATTCATACGATACCATGACCAATATAGGTACGTATAAACTTTTGGAGTTATTTTCTAGCGAACTTACGGATATAATTTATAAATTTACATACGACTACGGCAGCACAGTTAAACCGACAATAGTAAGCTAATGAATTACACTTTAGGAGAAGATAGAATACTATATTTCAAAATAAACGGTCAATACATGCCTGTTGGTTGCCTTATTGGCAATTCTTTTGAAGAGGGTGCAGAAAGTTTAGACACAACCACTAGAGATAATAAAGGATGGACTAGCGCTGTGCCTTTAATTCAAAATTATAGTTTTTCTTTTGATGGATTGCAATTAAACACGACTGTTGCTGGGGGTATTTTTACTATTGCTAGTTATGATAAATTGAAGCAATTGAAACGTGATAAAATCATGTTAGATTGGAAATTACAGGGTTCTGTTTACCCAGTTGTAGATTACGGAAAATGCTATATTAAAACACTTTCAGAAGTTGCAAATATAGGGGAATTTATGAGTTTTACAGGAACGGCAGAAGGATTTGGGAAACCTTTAATGGCTAGTTTAGGAACTACAGTGTTAAATAACGGTGATCCGAATGTTATAATAAACAATGGTGATCCAAATGTAATTATAAGAACTAACGAAATATAGAAAATGGCAATAGATCCAAATTTAATAACTACCCAACGAGTCGGAGAGCTACCAGTCAATACATTGTCTTTGACTAGTAAAATACCGCATGAGGTCGGTACTGTTTTGTCGCAAGCAACTATTCAAGATTTGGTTACTTTTCTACAGCCTTATATGAATGCTTTTCAGTTTGAAAAAAAGATATTGGTAGTTGACGCACAATACATAATTGATAATTTTGATGAAACAGGATTAGGAAAAAATATTTGTATTGGGTGGGCAATTATGAATGGACAAAACGGCACTGATAACGTTGACGGTATGATGTCTATAGCTTACGGAGCAACTAGAAATGTTATAGGATTAACAGGCGGAAGTCCTGACGCTGTAGTAGTAGCTCACACTCATACATCATTAGGGAATACAAATTTAAATTTTGGCACTGGAGATGGAATATCAAGACAAAGAGCAGGAGTTATTTCTGGAGGTGTTGGAGATAACGTAAATGTTACCGTTAATTCTACGGGAGTTTCTGGAGCAGGGAAAAACATGCCTCCATTTGTTGTTGACTTACATATAATGAAATTATGATAGATCCATTAGAAATAACAACAGTAAGAGTAGGTCAGCTACCTAATGAGCCCTTCGGATTAACCGATAAAATACCGCATGAAATAGGTAGCGACTTAAAACAAGGCACGGTACAAGGATTAGCCGATACAATAGGTGCTTATTTAGGTACTACTGATTCTTTAGCTTTTAATCCAACAACTGTAACGGACGGACAGACTTTGCCAGCAACTACTTCGAACGAATGGATGTTAGTAGGCAAAGGTACGTTCTACAATGTGAATGGTGGGGCAACTATTGTTACAACTGAGGAATTGAATGCGCTTACTTCAAATAGCCTTTATTGGAGTCTATCTGTAGAAATACCAATAGATGTAGAATTGGCGGGAATTGTTCAAACAATAAGAAGTGGATTTACAACGACCACGCCAAGTGAGGACGCTGTTTTTAATGCTTTAGCTTTAAAAGCTAATTCATCAGAAATGCATTATCCCGTATCTATTATTGATTATCCTTTATTAGTTATTGCTACTTCAAATTTTACTATTCCAGTTGACAGAACAGCAATAATGCTGTATTCAAATCAAGCTCCTAATTACCCATTATCAAGCAATAATACAACTAAAAATTATACATTCACTCAGTCAGGAACAACTGTGACAACTAAAAATCCAATTCCTATTGGTGCTTTGGTTACAATATTATTACAATAAAAAAACAAAAACATGAAAAAAATACTCTTTTTATTATTACTGCCATTTTGGGTAACGGCTCAAGTCTCTAACGGAACTGAGACAGAATTTGAAGCTTTGAAAACAACGAATAGCCAAACAGTAACAAATGGTACTCATTCTGCTACAATGGGGACGGATGGCACTATAGGAAAGTCATTACTGAAGGACTTGCCCGTGGACTTGTCGCCCTTGCCGTTAAACTACACTATAGCAGATCAGAAACTAGGATCACACTTAACAGGAATCGACAACAAACTAGGTACAATAGTAGCAACAACAGCAGGAATAAGTACCCGTGTATGGTTTACTGCAGACCCTACAACAATTACAGCAGGGACTTTTTATTTAACCAACGCAACAGGTAAAGGAACAATAGCAAGCGCAATTCAAAGCGTTATTAATGACGACAACCAAAAGAAGTATTACCCTCAGGACTTAATAGGCAATGCTTTTGCCACAGCTACGTTATTTCCAGTTGGTGTATATGCGGGTAATCTATCGGCTAGCACAACTCCAAACTCGGCTCAACAAAGATGGACGGTTGAACTTTACAAATGTGATACAAATGGCACACCTATAGCTTCAGGAATTACAGGCGCTCCTGTTGGTAGTTTAGGCGTTACGGTTATTACTATTTTAGACAGCGGACTATTAACTTTAGCAGATGGTAGCGTTACAAATATTCAAGTATCAGGAAATTTAGTGAGTCCATTATCGGTGGCGGTTGGTGAAAGAATAAGATATCATGTATCTGCTGAAAAAGTAGGTACGACGGCTTCTAATATTACTCAAAGCGTTTACTATGGAACTTCGTATAATTCTTATTTAGACGTTCCAATACCTTTAAATACTACAGCGGTATCCAATTTAAGCGGAGTTGTTGGGGCGACAACTACAGACGCTTTGAATAGTTTGAATGCTTCAATTCCAATAAACTATTCGAAAATTGTTTACGTAAACGACGTTAATCCAAACAGTGCAACTATATTTGATTTAGAAAATCCTCCAGTTACAAATGATAATGCCTTAAAAACAGATGTAAATAATCTGTATGTTGGAACTGATGCAAGTGGTTGGGTATATAATAGCACATCTTTAACTTATGTTACAAAATCTGTAACCTCAATAACATCAAACTTTTATCTATCAGGAACTACTTCTGATGCGGGGACTACGAAAACAGCTCCAATATACAGAAATGGAGGTTTAAGTATAGGTGCTGATACACCAATAGGGAAATTTAATGTGTTTACTGGAACAAGCACGGACACCGCTAATATATCTGGTCAAATGTCAGGAAGTATTTCATTTTCTAATTCTGGTAGCGTTTCTGCTGTACCTTCTATAATTGGAAAATCAAACGATTCTTCAGGTTTGAAATTAGGGTCAGGCACAAATGACGGAAATATAAGCTCTGATATTCTTTTTGATATTAGAGAAAACGACAACACTGAATTCGCAACACTTACATCTGTTGGGTTTCGATTTAGAAGATTTAATTCCGTTCTTGTAGATATATATAGAAATGGAGTTTTATCAGTTAAAAATCTATCAGGATCAGACGACAGGGCAGTAGTCGCAAGCTCTAACGGGGATTTAAAAACCGTTCCTTATATTATAACAATTACTACATCAACAAGTATCACTACAGCCACAGCAGATTCAAATAGCGTAGGGCAAAACGGTAAACATGTTATAATTAACAACGGAGTTAACGCTATAAACTTAACTTGTAATGGAGGCGTAACAACTTCTTATGGCAAAGTAGGCACTGGTGCAATTACATTCGTTCAAGGCTCGGGACGTACTTTGGTGCAATTAACAGGAACGTCTATTTTGAACGGAATTGCAGGGAGCGAAGCTAAACTATGGAGTAATGGTACTACTGACTATTTAACAATTATAAACTACTAGATTATGAAATCGCTATTTTTATTTTTACTAATACCATATTTATCCATAGCTCAATTTAACCCTATTTTTTCCGGGTCATCTGATAGATTTTTAAGGCTTACACAAGAATTTGATAACCCATATTGGAGAACTGATGCGCACCCAACAGACAACTCCCCAGCGGTTAATGCGAATATTGCAACCTCCCCAGACGGTAGCATGACAGCAGACAGGCTTTATACTACGGCAAATTTTACATGCTCTTTATATGAAAATTCAATTTATATAAAATCAGGAGAAAGATACACTATGTCTATTTATATAAAAGCTGGAGTTTCTGGTTTTTTTCAAATATATGGTAGGACAGGAAGATTTGGTACATTAATATATGCTAATTTTGATTTAGTTAATGGTATTGTAACACTAAAAGGTTCTGGGGCTTTGGCAACAATGCAACTTGACAATAATGGTTGGTACAGGTGCGCTATCTCAGGTGTAGCAACGGCAAGAGGTGTAGGCGCAATGGCTATAGGTGTTGTCGCAAATTCAACATCTGGCAGGCAAGGAGTGGCTTCTTTAGGAGATGAGTGCTATATATGGGGTGCAAAAATAGAAAAAGGAGGAACGGCAACAAATTATAAAAACGAATTTACACAAGTTACTTATACAGGTGCTTCACCTATAACACCAATATAATTTTTAAGATATGCTAAAACGAAAAACAAAAACAGAATTTACAGCCCCTACCGATAGAGGTACAGTACAAACTACAATAAGATTTATTATTGACGGGTTATTTATTGATCAAAATAATATTACTCCGGAAGGGTATTATTATTGGTATGATGAGGACGGTAAAATGTATCAACGCCACATAAAAGACATTACTCTTTTGGAAACTGTAAAACAATTAGAAGACAATAGTGTTGTTCCATTATTGAACTCTAATATTAATATTTACGACAATGTAATACAAAGACTTGGAGAGCTTACACACTTGCAAATGACAGCAGAAGAAAAGGAAAACTTTGGAACTTTAGCGAGTGATTGGGTAGAAGACAACGATTAATTTAAAACAAATATAATATGAAAAATTGGCAAACAACTTTAGGCAGTATAATGACCGCAATTTCTTTAGTTCCTTCTGGACTAGCTCAATTAGGAATTACAGAAATGCCAGAGCCATTACAAAAAATTGGTTTGGTATGCGCTTTTATATCCTTTATATGGACAGGGCTAAAAACAAAAGATCACAATGTTACTGGTGGTAATAAGTTTGCGGACGATATAGTTGGAGACAGACCACCTAAAGACGGCGGCAGATAATGAAATCTATTCTTTGGCTAGGAATGGCTGTATGTTTTTCATACGGCTTTTTCTGGCGAGATATGTTTGAGGACGGATTTTTTTTATTTCAAGCCGTTTCATTCTTTTTATTATCTTTATACTTGATTTTAAATGATAGGAATAGCTTTATATGTTATTTGTGGGCATGTTATTCGTTTAACAATTTGGTAGACGAATTAATTGGAACGCCTACAGAAGTGAATATAAACGAGAAAATAATTATAGTACTAACGCCTCTAGTATGGGTAATAATAAGAATTTGGAGCAATGACAGACAAAGTATCTGAAGAACTGATCAGTTTTTTTATAAAATTCATTATAATTCCGCTTTTGGCAGTTGGTGTAAAATTATCGGTAGCGAGTATGGGAGGGGGAAAAATTTCAAAACTAAATGTCGCATTGTCTTTCTTTGTGGGAGTAGCTATACCTTTGATATTAAAGGACGTTATAGAATACTACACTCCTAAAAATTTAATAACTGCGGTTATTGGTGTTATAGCTATTCTTAGCGACAAGATAGCGGAATCAGTAATTAAAAGAGTGAAGATTGATTTGATTATATCATCATTAACAAATAACTTAATTACTTTTATTATAAGTGTATTTAAACCAAATCAAAAATGATCCTAACAATAATAGAAATACTTTCAATTTGTTTATTTGCGTGGTATGTAAATACATTCGTGATTAATGGAGTAGATAAGCAATTGATCTTTGTAAAAACAATATCTTTGATACTTTGTGTTTCTATATTTTCAATTATAATATTTAAAATAGCTTATCCAAAAGAAGTAAATAATAAAAACATTGAATTGATTTTGGGATTAGTAAGAGACATGACATTTATTGTAATTGGGTATTTATTTACTAAAAAAGAGGAGAAATGAATCTACACGAAAAATATAATACACTATTCAATAACTACGGGATAACAAGTGCATTAAGAACGGCTCATTTCTTTGCTCAAATTGAACACGAAAGCGGATTAAAGCCTATTACAGAGAATTTGAATTATAGCGTGGAAGGATTGATTAAAATATTTCCTAAATACTTTGATGAGGTAACAGCTAAAATATACGCTAGAAACCCAGAAAAAATAGCAAATAGGGTTTATGCTAATAGAATGGGTAACGGCAACGAGGTAAGCGGTGAGGGGTGGAAATACAGAGGGAGAGGGTTTTTACAAATAACCGGAAAAGAAAACTATTTCAGATTAGCAAACGACACCGATATAGATTGCTTAAAAAATCCTGATTTACTACTTGAAGAAGCAAACGCAATGATTAGTGCTTTATGGTTTTGGAATAAAAACGGGTTGAATAAGTACGCTGATACAGACGATATAACAACCATTACAAAGCTAATTAACGGAGGGTTGAACGGAATTGAACACAGAAAAGAGCTATTATTAAAATATAAAGCAGAATTAAAATAAGCTAGTTCGCTATTTTAAAAAACACCTAAAAACTATAATAACATGAAAGAATCACACAAATTACCTCCAATAGTAGGTCAAGTAGTAGATGACTTAGCAAAGAAGTATTCAGAAAGCCCAGCAACAACAAATGCAGGCGTTATTTTGCGTTTTATTGCAAGATTTGTAACTTTGGATACTTTGATAAAATTAGTCGCTCACAAAGCAAAATAAATTTAAACAGCGCTTTGGTGAAGTTGGTATCCCGTTAGCCTCATAAGCTAGAGTCACAGGTTCGATTCCTGTTCGCGCAATAAAGCTTTCTTTCATAATTGGTTATTTTTTGCCTCTCAGTAAAATGAGGGGCTTTTTTTGTGGGGTGAAAAATAATTTGAAAATAACGATAAAAATATTTGCAACAATAAAATATTTGTTATAGATTTGTTTAACATTAAATCATAAGAGATGAAATACACTTTAATAAAACACGTGATCGAAGCTAAAGAGCCTTTGCTTGGAAAATCAAAAAAGATTTTTAGATTACTTCTAAAAGATCAGCAAAGAGAAATTTTTGATATTATACCAATAGGAGAGAAAAACGCTGTGTCTTGTAACTTTATAAAAACACAAACGGGAATTCCGACAAAAAACATAACAAGCCAAATTAAACAATTGTCTATAAACTATCCAATTGGTGTTTTAGAAATAAATAGGGGTAAAAATAAATACTATAAAAAAGAATAGTTATGAAAAATTATTTAATAGCTTTTATAATAACTTATATTATCAACGTAATTGGAATAGGAATAATTATTTATTTCAATATGTTTAAATTTGAATCTTTTATTATGGGCGCTTTTTTAATGGCTCAAACAATTAAGATTTCAGAATACATACACAGCTCAAAAACAGAATCGGAAAAACTTAAAAACGGGGAGAAATGAAACCGCCAAACGTACCATGTCCGCCACGAAATCCGCATTGTCATGGAGCAATAGACGACCTCCCAATCGATAATCCATTCTTTATAACAATAATTATCGTCTTAATAACAATTTATGCGGGTTGGTGGCTGAGTATAAATGTTCGCCTTATGAATGAGGTAAATAATTAACGTTGAGCATTGTTGCAGTAGCGTACTGACACAAGACAATGCAACGGACAAACATTAATAAAAACAAGAATTACTAATCATTAAATTAAGCAAAAATCTAGCTATAAGTACAATATATTGTTGTAGGTAGGTTTTTTAAACATCACGGAATATGAAAACATCATTAGAAAAAGCACGAGAATTATATGATAAATTCGATGAGTTACTTCCATGCGAAGGAACAACTACAGGGGATACACCAATTGAATGTGCTATTATTGTTATTGACGAAATAGATTCTATTTATCAAAAACTAACTCCAAAAGACGATCCTTATCGTTATTTGATAGAATTAGAATACTGGCAAGATGTGAAAGAAAAATTGAAGAAAATATGTGCGTAACTTTGGCTACAAAGTTGAGCAAACTTACCTACAACGTTTTGACGCTTGGTGCGGTTGGGGCTAAAAAAGCCAAATTAATAACTATAAAAATAATCATTATGATACAAGACAATAATAAAATTCAAGACGATGCCCAATCGCTCCAAATGGCTGTTATGCACAGTGCATTTACGCATTTGATGTTAGATATTGAAACAATGGGGAATAAGTCAAATTCTGCAATAATAAGTATTGGAGCAGTTGAATTTGATATTAATACTGGTAAAACTGGAAAGGATTTTTACAGGAACGTATCATTAAAATCGTCAATAGATTTAGGTTTAAATATCGATGCTGATACTGTTATGTGGTGGATGAATCAAAGTGATGATGCTCGTAAAAGTTTAACTAACGAAAAAGCAATTTCAATAAATCAGGCACTTGTTGATTTTAGAGAATTTTGTAATAAAGAATATCAAATTTGGGGCAATTCCGCAAGGTTTGATTTAGGATTAATGCAAGATGCTTATAATAAAGCAAACATCGATATTCCTTGGGATTTTAGAAAAGAAAGATGTGTTAGAACTTTGGTAAGTTTCAATCCTGAAATAAAGAAAAATTTAGACTTTAAAGGAACTGCACACAATGCTTTATCTGATTGTTATCATCAAATTGAATATTGTCGTTTAACGTGGTCATCTTTGCATTGTGCATAACGTTATTCGGCTTTGTCTGGTGCCGAAAATTCAAGACAAAACATAAAAGTACACGATAATTTTTAAATTAAAAAACAATGAGTAAAGACACAAAACCAAGTAAGGCATTAGTCAAAACCGATGTTATAGGAAGCCAAGATGAAGCCGATTTTTATCCTTGGAGTTCTCAGGAAGAAAAGGATTTTGAGTATTCAATAATGGATGAATGTTATGCCGAAGAAAGAAAGTTCGATGAAAACAACAAAAGAATATCGGATAGGATATTGAAAATACTAAAAGCTGTAAAAAGCGAAGAATGGTATTCTGAATTAATGGAATATTCAAAAGAAGCTGAAACTCATAATCCATTTTCTATTGTTAGAAAACCTAAAGGGCAATTTCAGGAAGAAGATGAATTTAAATTACTAGGTGGTGTATGGGTCGAGCAATCTAGTTCTTATCCTTGTGAAGATTGTTATTATGGAACAGTAACCGTTAAAATAGACGAAAAACGTTATTTAGAAATGCCATTCGCTTGTTAGCCGATAGTTGTGTATTGGTTTCCTATAACGGATTGTTGCTATAAGAGGATTTTCGGATGAGTACAAAACCAACTTTCCGCTTTGCCAAATCACCACAAATACAGACTAATAAAACGATTAATCACTATGCCTAAAATCTCTTATAGCAACTGTTATCAGGAGTACGATAATTTAAAACTAAATATGTTATGAAAATAAAAGACACAGAATATGGATTTTCAATTTTTCCTAGTTATGGAAAAGTACAAGCTGAAATATATAGGGTTTCAGAATTTAAAGATGGATTTAAAATGAATATAAGATTACTAGACAAAGAATTTGGCTCAATGTGGAGAACTCCAAATGAAGAAGATTATAAAAAAGCTAGAGAATGGGCTGACTTACAAATGAAAGGTATCTTAGATGCAAACTCGTAGTATTCCTGATAACGCTTTGCCTGTATGGTAAGTGGCGTGTAAATAAGCCAAAACATTAAATAATTACTAACATTAACAAACACAAAACTATGTTTAAATTAAGCCAAATCAAGCCATTTATTATACAGGCTGTTAGTAGCTGTTTTTCTTCTAAACCACCAAAATTACATTGGTACGATTGCCAATTTTATTACAAGAAAAAAGGTGCTGATATGTATTGTGTAGATTTTAATTTACAAGTAGGATTTGTAAATCAAAAAGACATTTTAAACGGACGAAAAGTAAAAAAACTAACAGGGTATAGGGTTGAAGAATTTCCTAAAAAAGTTCTTGATAATGGATTATTTTATTTTAAGATAAATGCTTATTTAGGGCAGTTCTCAAAATAGCTACTAACGTTGGATAATTGTAGCAGTAGCGTACTGATACAAAACTATCATTCAGTTGAAGAATGATAAAACCAAGAAAACGCAAAACATTAAATACAAAAACCATACAGCTATTGCTACAATTATGTGTTACTAGCTGTTTTTATTCACTTATTATGGATTTAGGAACTTTTATCAGAGAAAACAAAAAAAGCGGTGGATTATCAATTGAAATATCTAACCAAGTAGAAAAATTATGGAATGAATATAAACTTGAAAAAACGGAAGAAAATTGCAGTATTATTTCTGCTGATTTTGGAAGATTGGGAAGTTTGAATATTAAAGAAATAGCATCATTTGAAGAAGAAAAAGTTTTCAAATATGAAAGTGGTTCTTATGATTATATTTCTACAAAAACAAAATCAACTACAAATATATTGTGGACTGACTATCAAGAAATCGAGCCATATAATAGACAAAGTGGATTATACGCAAATGGTTCTTCTTTTGAAAGTTTAGGAAAACCAATTTTAGAAAAAGAAGATTATCGTGAATTTGTTGCAAAACACGTTTATAATGGAAATGTAGCTTTTGCGGTTTGGGGATATGGATTTAATAATTTTTATGAATCAATAACATTTGGAATTTGCTTAAAAACTGATAAAGTAGATGAGTTTATTTCAAAACTAAGAGTTCTTATTGGCAAATAGCTAGTAACGTTATCTCGCTTGGCGAGGTTGGGAAAAGAAAGCCCTAATAATTAAATTAAAAAACCAAAAATGAAAGTACAAGACCAACATCAAATTAAGCCTGAAACCCAATCTTGCCAAACGAGTGTTATGGTTAGTGCGGTTTTTCAAGGAGATTGCCTTGAAATAATGAAGACTATACCTGACGAAAGCGTTGATATGATACTTGCAGACTTACCTTATGGAACAACTGCTTGTAAATGGGATACAGTTATTGATTTAGAAAAATTGTGGACAGAATATAATCGAATTATAAAAGGGAATGGTGCAATTGTTCTTTTTTGCCAACAACCATTTACAAGCGCATTGATATCTAGTAATTATAAAATGTTTAAATATTTGTGGTATTGGAGAAAATCACGCCCATCTGGTTTTGTAAATGCTAAATTAAAACCTTTAAAAGATATTGAAGAAATTGCAGTTTTTTCAAAAGGAACAACCGCAAATAAATCAGTAAATAATATGCCATATTATCCACAAGGTTTGATTGAAGTAAATAAAAAGTGGAAACGCCCCAAGACTTATGGAACTGGAAAAGGTGTAAACCCAACTCGAAAAAGTCACGAATTAGAAAGAGTAATACAATTTGAAGGATATCCAAGACAGGTTTTAGATTATAATAAACATAACGGAAATCAATTTCACGAGACGGAAAAACCTGTTGAATTAATTGAGTATTTGATTAAAACTTATTCAACTGAAAACCAAATTATTCTTGATAATACAGCAGGAAGCGGAACTACAGGAATTGCCTGTATAAATACAAATAGAAAGTACATTTTGATTGAAAAAGAAGAAAAGTATTTTGATGTCATAAACGAAAGAATTGCTAATCATACGTAAGGAAAATGTTCTTATGAAAACGTATCGTAGCATTAACCATAACTAACCGCTACAAGTAAACTAAATTATGCAAAGTATTGATAATAAGATAATTATGCGTTTCAAAGTTTACGAAAATATCGTATGTTTAAACGATGGCACGCTTTATCAATTGCAGCATTGTCCACGAAAAAGAACTAAGATGTTTCGTAAGCTTTCGTATAATGAAAAAAGAGATGCTTATTATATTAACGGCGGGTTAGTTACACGAAAACGATTAGAAGAATTAAAATTTAACGTTTAAGGTATTGTTTATATCAAATAATGATGTATCTTTGAAACATCAAAACGAATAGAAATTATGACAGCAGAAGAAATAAACACATTAGAGAATAAAGTTTTTAGATTAGAATGTGAGCAAATGAAATGGAGAGAGTTTCGTAAAAAAGTAGAATCTTTTTTAGAAATGAGCGATACATTTGGATGTAATACAAACGCAGAAGTACAGGAACTTAGAGAAGAATTAGAATCAATTAAATATTATTAGCATGGAAGAAAAATTCAAAAGAATTGAAAGTAAAAAAGAATTGTATTTAGAAATTGGATTAGCAACAGGAACCTCTTTTCATACAATTAAAAGCCACTGGTTTAATCCTGTTAGAGTTCCGAAAAATTATACAGAAATTGTAGATAAGATTCTGGATAGACGCATTGATTATCAAAACGCAGTTAAAAAATTACACACTAAATATTTTGGAGTATGAAAAAGTTACTATCAATAATAAAATACGTTAGGCACTTTGTAAATAGCAGTCCTACACCAGAACAGGAAGCAAACGATATTTGGGAGTATATGATTCAGCGCTCAAATACTTTGCACACGCTAGACATCGTAAAAGCATTAGAAAAACGTGCTGAATTAGAGATGTTATTGGAAGAAAAAAGGTGTGCTGAAATATGCAAGGCGGTTAATTCTAAATACAGTAAGTTTCAGCCTAAAATCTATAATCCTGACTTTGACAAGAAGTACGACGAATTAATAACAGAATTTGAAATTATAAAAGCTAATTAAATTATGAAAACAGAAATTACAATTATGCCGGTTAACGACATCATGGATATGTCAAAAATGTTTGTAGAAAGCGGAATGTTTACCGATGCTAAAAGTGTAGCACAAGCATTCGTTAAAATACAAGCAGGTCAGGAAATAGGATTAGCCCCTTTTGCTGCAATGTCAGGAATAAACGTTATTATGGGTAAACCAACATTTGGCGCTGGAGTTATAGCATCAAGCGTAAAAGGAAGCCAAAAATACGATTTCAAAGTAAAAGAAATGAATGATAAAGTTTGTTCTATAGATTTCTTTGAGGGGAAAGAATTATTAGGGAACTCTACTTTTACAGCAGAAGACGCAAAAAAACAGTCTACTAAGAATATGGATAAGTTTCCTAAAAATATGCTTTATGCTCGAGCAATGTCAAACGGTCAAAAATGGTATTGTCCCGATGTGTTTCAAATGGCGGTATATGTCCCTGAGGAAATGAATGCGATAGAGGCTGAGCAAACACAAGACATTACCCACGTAGAAGTAATTGAGCCCGCGCCAATACAATCGCCAATTCCAACTCTTAACGACAAGCAGTTAAAAAAGCTGTTGGAATCAGATATTGAAACAATAGAAAAGTATTTAAATCTAGTAGAAGAAGGAAAAGTAACAATGACACAAGTACAAGTATTGAATTTAGAGGATAAATTAACAGAACTTAGAAATAAATAAAATTATGAGTAAATTACAATTTTTTGAAATGAGAGCGGAACAAATGACCGCTCTTTACGACAGCACTTTTACAAAAAAAGACGCAATCAAAACAGGAGAATCTTTAATTGATAATGTTCTTGAAAGTGGCGAAGTAGATATAATGCAATTAGGGGCTAATTTGATACGTTTAGAGCAAGTTGTTGGATATGCAGTGGCTAAGTTCCGTAATCATATTATTGATGAGCCAAAACAAACCGTTTTAGGCGTAGAATTCAACCCTACTAACGGAGGTAATACAATCAATTATTCAGACGATGAAATTTGGCAAACATTGAAAAATGATTTGGACGCTCGTCAAGAGCAATTGAAATTAGCCCAAAAACAACCAACGTTTGACGCTTATGGAAATGAAGTGCCAAAAGTATCAACAACGCCAAGAAAATCAAGTATAACAATTAAATTTTAAACTATGTCAAAAATCACTATCACGCTAGACGCAACAAAATTACGCAGCCTAGTAACAAAAAGAGAGTTCGAAGCAAAAGACGGAACTAAAATGCAAGTCCAAGAAGTAAAGTTCGAACTTGTAGAAGTAAAAGAGCCTAAAGTAATTCACAAAGGCAACGGTTACGAGCTTCATAAAACACATTTTGCTTCTGTAATTCAAACAAAAGAAGAACGTGAAGCACAAGCCGAAACTGTTTTTATTGGTGAAGGAATTACAACCGTTTGGGAACAAAAAGAACAAGTTTTTAATGCGGTTCCTGTATCTCAATCTAGCGAAGAAGAACCTGATGACATGCCCTTCTGATCTATAATAGAAAAATAAGGAAATTTAACAACAAAAAATAATTAATTATGAGAAAAACATATTTCAGAATAGTGTTATTGCCAGAAAATCAAGTTTTGATTGAAAAAGATTTCGACTCAGAAGAAGAAAAAGAAGTAATTGTAATTTCTTATCATATTGAAGGAGTGAAGATAAAACAGACTTTCGGATATGATACAGAAGAACAAAGAGACGAAATATTTGACTCAATAAGTATAGAACAAATAAAAGATATAGTTGAGAGTTCTTTAAAAATGTTCAAATAACAACCACACCCGCTTCCAAAAGAGGCGGTTAAATTAAAAGATTATGAGCGTAGCAACTAATTATTACACATACAATCAAATATCTGATTACTACGGAGTGACTAAAAGTTCTCTACAACATAGAGTCCATAGGTTAGGGTTAAAAGGAAAAACATTGTCAGATGATGGGACTGTTTTTTTTACATCAAAACAAGTTGAAAAGATTGTTGATTGTTATAAAATAATATCTGTTAATCATCCTAGAAAAATAGATATAATAGAGTTGTATCAGGCAGGAAGAAAAGGAAGAACCATATCTTCTATACTTAGAATGAGTGTTAAGTCTGCTTACGATTGCATTAGAGAATATAATAATACAGGATGCGTAATTGTTGAATCTAAATTAAATAAAATATTATTATGACACCAGAAACAAAACTATTCGTAAAATTTTTAACTGCAATGTGTGTGGTGACTATTTCGGTTGCTATAGCGTTGGTAATATTTATAAGATGAAAATAAAGGCAAAAAAATTGATATTTGTATCAAGAATAGAAAGAGACGGAAGCGGTGTAATTCCTGTATCAGAAGATATGAATATATTGCTTCAAAAATGCAAGTTTAATCCAAAATACAAACTTAATCCACTATCATTATCAAATAAAACTTATATAGCATCTGGATTTAATTCCTACGTGGTTAAATTAAAAAAATAAAAACAAATGACACCAGAAGAAAGATTACAATACATAGATCTTGCGTGCCGTGCAGCGAGCATACAACTTCACAAAGACGTACTAGAACGAGTTCTTAAAATTATTGATCTCGTAGATAAGAAGCAGGGTAAGACTGATTTGATGGATATAATAACGTTGTTTAAAAATTAGAAGATTATGAGTAGAGAAATTAAGTTTAGGTGGTTCGACAGAAGAACAAATAAAATAAAAACCGATATAGAAACAACCGTATATCTAGATGGAAGTTTAGGAACTGATTATGATTCTGAATGGATGATATTCGCAGGTCAATTCACGGGGCTACAATGTAAAAATCAAATAGATTTATATGAAGGTGACAGATGTAAATATCATCACAATACAAGTAAATGGCTAGTTTCCTATACTTTTGAAATTATATTTAAAGACGGTTGTTTTTACGCATATTGGGAAAGAATGATGTGTGGAACTTTAGAAAAACATTTTGATTTACTGTCTAAAATAGATAGAAGTAAGGTTAAGGTCATCGGAAACATTCACGACAACCTAGAACTTTTAACCAAAACGCATTGATTGTTTGAAAATAAATTGTATATTTGCATTGTATTGAAGTGAGACGCAGTACAACACATATCGAAAACATTATACAAATCCTATCAAGGAGGCACGTCTCACATTACTGCCGAATTGATGGGATTTTGCTTTTTTATCAACTTATGGATTTAAAATATACCGTACAAGATGTTAAAAACTATCTCGAATTAATAGATAATTCTGATAATAAATTTTTCAAAATAGAGATTAAAAATTTACATGATTATAGAATTTCGTTCGCAATACTTAATGATGTGATACTTGATAATTATCATTCTGAAAAAGCTTTAATAGGATTAAATATTGCTGAGAAAAATAGCACAGTAGTTATTTCTGACGATAGACGAAAAGAAGCAAATATTTATATTTCTAAAAATGAAATAAGAAATGAGGTTTTCAGAAGACATGGAAATAGTTGCTTAAAATGTGGTTCCAATTATAAACTGGCTTTAGATCACATTATACCAGTTTCTAAAGGTGGCCGTAACTGTATAGAAAATTTACAACCGTTGTGCAAAAACTGTAATTCAAGCAAAGGATCAAATATTGTAGATTACAGAAAAGCGTGTCACATGTTTTAAAAACACCTAAATACATATAATATAAAAAGTGATATTTTGTAAAAATTGAATTTTTTAAAACAAAAAAGTAAAAATAATGTGTCATTGCGACACAAAATATAAAAATCCTAATGGTTATAAGGGTTTAGTCTGTGTCACATACCGTGTCACATCATAAAAAAATAATTATTATGAGCGAATTAGTATCAATTTTTAAACTTATTACGGATGTAAATAATCCCTATCATAAAGATGTTAATTACGCTTTAGATAGGATAAAAAGAGGCAATTCAAAAGATTTGATTCTTAAGTTAAGATCAATGTCTAAAGAGGATTATGATAAGAACAAAAAGAAACTTCCGGTCGTTTGTTTTAATGGAAAATTTAAAACCCGTTCCGATTCTAATTTGATGGAACATTCTGGATATATGATTTTGGATTTTGATAAGTTCGATTCTGAAGAAGAAACTGTTATTTTTAAAAATTCAATTTGCTCTGATAAGTATATTTTTGCCTGTTGGATCTCTCCAAGCGCAAAAGGAATTAAAGCGTTGGTTAAAATTCCAAAAGAACCAAAAAACCATAAAGGTTACTTTTGTTCTATTGAAAAGTACTTTAATCATCCTAATTGGGATCAAAGCGGTAAAGATTTAAGCAGAACATGTTTTGAATCCTACGACCCTGAAATATTTATTAATCCTGATTCGGAGTTATGGACTGGTTTGGAACAACCAGAAATTGAAGAAGTAGGAGTTTTTGAGCCAATTGTTAGAATGACTTCTTCTAATCAAATTATTGAGAATCTGCTTAAATGGTGGGAGGATAAATATGGTTTTATTGAAGGAAAAAAGAATCATAATTTACATGTTTTGGCTTCTGCCTTTAACACTTTCGGAATAACTAAAACAGATGCAGAACATGAGTGTTTAAAATTCAATACAGGAGGCAAAGAAGATGAAATTTTAAAGTTAGTTGCTTCGGCATATAAAAGAACTTCTGAATTTAATACAAGAGCCTTTGAAGATGCTGGCAAAAAGAATCAAATTGAAAAATTAATCAGATCCGGTAAACCTGTAAAAGAAATAAAATCAGAATTTAAAGATGTTGATTTAGATTTACTAAGAGGCTCTTTAGATGTCGATGAATTTTGGTTTTACAATGACAAAGGTAAAATTAATTTATCAACTCACAGGTTTAAATTTTGGTTAGAACAGAACAACTTTTTCAAGTTTTACCCATCTGATAGTTCAAGTACTTTTACTTTTATAAAGAAAGAACAGAATTTACTTGAGGAAACTAATGATAAAAGAATAAAAGACTATGTTTTAAACAACATTTTAGGGCGTGATAATATTGGTTATGCTCCTTATGATTTTATGGCCTCAAATACAAGTTATTTTAAGAGTGAATTTTTATCAATGCTTGACACAACAAAGGTTAAAATAAAAGAAGATTCCGTTGATGAATGTTTTTTATATTTCAAAAATTGTGTAGTTGAAGTAAAAAAAGATAATATAAAACAGCATGATTATTTAGACATTGATGGATACGTTTGGAAACGTCAAATTATTGATAGAGATTTTATAAAAGAAGATCACCACTCAGCAGTATTCAGGAAATTCCTTTGGCTTATTTCTGGAAAAGATGTAAGTAAATATAATAGCTTTAAATCTGTTATTGGTTATCTGCTTCATTCATTTAAAACCTCAGCAAATAATAAGGCTATTATTTTTAATGATGAAACAATTTCAGAAAATCCAAACGGAGGTTCCGGAAAGGGTTTGTTTTGGAATGCTCTTAAAAACATGAAAAAGCTTTCTAGGATTGACGGAAAATCTTTTGAATTTACAAAGTCTTTTCCTTACCAAACAGTAAGTACAGATACTCAGATTTTAGTTTTTGATGACGTTAAAAAGAACTTCAATTTTGAATCATTGTTTAGTTTGATTACTGAAGGTATTACTTTAGAATATAAAGGCCAAGACGCAATATCTATTCCGGTAGAACAGTCACCAAAAATACTAATAACCACAAATTATACCATTGGAGGCGTTGGAGGTTCTTTTGAAAGGAGAAAGTTTGAAGTTGAAATGAGTTCTTACTTTAGTTACAAACATACTCCATTAGATGAATTTGGGCATATGCTATTTACTGATTGGGATAAAAATGAATGGTTGAGATTTGATAACTTTATGATTAATTGTGTTCAATATTACTTACAAAATGGATTAGTTAAGCATGAATTTAATAATCTTGAAGTTAGAAAATTTATAAAAGAAACTAGCTTTGAATTTTATGAGTGGTCACAAGACAGAGACAATCTTCCGCACAATATTAGAATAGATAAATCTGAATATTTTCACAAATTCATTGGAGAATACCAAGACTTTAAAAAATGGCTTACGCAAAAAAGATTTACTCAGTGGCTTGAAGAATATGGTAAATTCTATAATCTTGAGTTTAATACAGGTAGAACACATGCAATCAGATTTATAGAGTTTATAGATATTAACGAACCTGTTATTGAAGAACCTGAAATACCGTTTTAAAATGGAATATAATTTATTACTAGGACTATACGATAATCATTGCAATTTGTTTATCGAGGGTAAAATAAGCCTAGAAATATTTATGAAGATAGAAACTGAATATGTCAAACGATATCAATTATTTATAATAAATCTTAATTAAAAATGTACGAACTAAGAGAAATACAAAACGATGTTTATTCAAAAATTAGGCAACATGCAAAACAAGGCCGAAAGAAAATATTAGTAATGGCCTGTACTGGATTTGGTAAAACTATTTTATCATATCAAATTTGCAAAGACGCAATTGAAAAGAACAACAGAATATTATTTACTTCGCACCGTATCGGGCTGGCCGAACAATCAAGAGATAAATTCGAAAGTTTAAACCCGTCTTTTTTACAAGGCGATTCCGAGGGATATATCGAAGATTATAAATTATTGGTAGCCACGCTTCAAACATTGGTTAATACCGAAATTAAGCCGCCAAAAGTGGTAATTATTGATGAAGTGCATTATGCTTACGATTCTAATTATATTCAATCATTATTCGAAAAATGGCCAAATGCAATCTTTATAGGATTATCGGCCACACCAACAAATGATAAAAATTTTTTGTTAGATGGTTTTGATACGATTATAGACGATTATCAAACGGCCGATTTAATTAAATTAGGGTGGCTAGTTCCGTTTAAAGTTTATTCGCCAATGAATATAAACGTGGCCAACGTAAAATTATCTAAAACAACAGGCGACTATCAAGAAAAAAGCTTAGAGGCCGAAGTAATAAAAAGTGATATTAATTATTCAATAGTAGATAATTATTTAAAACTTGGCCAAGATAGAAAGTTTATTTGTTTTGCCCTAAATAAAGTGCATTGTTTGACTTTGCAATTAGCTTTTTTAGATAGTGGTATAGTGGCCGAAGTAATAACGGCCGACACTTCAAAAAAACAACGTTTAGAAATATTAGAGCGATACAAAACAGGACAAACAAAAGGCCTTATTTCAATTGAAATATTAACCGCAGGTTTTGATGATCCAACAGTTAAATGCGTTATTATGGCCAGTCCAACAAAAGCCTGGAAAAAGTTTATTCAATGTGCCGGCCGTGGTATTAGATTACTTGGCCATACTATTGAAGAATCTATAAAAAACGGAAAGGCCGATTGTATTTTATTGGATTGTTGCGGGTGTGTTGAAGAACACGGGATGCCAGACGATAGAAAAGAATTAGTGTTTGGGAAAAAAATAAGCCGTGTTATAGATCGAGAAATGAATTTAGACACTTCAAATGAAAATAGACAAAATTTATCAAATGTAGTTACAGAAGAAAAACAAATATTTCTTAAGCGGATTGGATCTTTACTTGATGTTTACGAAAACAAAGTTTATTCAAAAGAATCAGAATTACAGGAAGATGTAAATAACTTTTTAGATAAAACAGGTTATTTTTATTGGAGACAAAATAGTGGTAAAATGTTTAAAGATGGCCGTTGGATTCATTTTGCGTCTAAAGCGGGATTACCAGATAATACCGTATTCTATAAAAACACATCGTTTTTCTTTGGACTTGAATTAAAAATGAAATACGGGAAGCTTACCGATAAGCAAAAAGAAACACTTCCTGAAATGATAAATAAAAAAGTATTATTCTTTATCTGTGAATCTGTTTATGATGCTTATAAGGCCATCGAACACGTTGAAAACAATATAGAATTTTCGGCTGATGGTTATGTTATCAAAAATAGTATTTATAATTTACCCGATAAAGAAATACAATACAGAACTAAACTAAAGCTACCGATTGAATACTAACCCACACCCCGAGTATAAATTTAAAAATAGAGAGAAATGGATTTACCCGAAGCAATAAACATTTTAGAAACGCATAATAAATGGAGATTAGGCGCTGAAATACCACCAACAGAACCGAAATTGTTAACCGAAGCTTTAGATATTATAATAAAAATTTTGAAGCGATTAAATTAAAAATAAATTATTATGAAAAGTACAGAAACAACAAAAAGAATCGTTAAAATTATCATCGATGGAAAACACGTAAAATCTTTTCCTTTGTTTATGAAAGACGAAGCGGAATTAATTCCTGAAACAATTGTAAATACATTATCGGCTAAATTGGTATTGTCGGATACAGATTGTGCTAAAGTAGCTCCCTTCGTATTTAAAAATCTTTGCGATAAATTTTTAGATCAACTTAAAAAAGATGAAAAATATATTTGGGAACTAACAATTAATAATCCTATAGAAGGAGTTAGAGCGGTTAATTGTAGAGTGAGTAAAAAAAGAACCGAGCTAGTATTTAAAAACAATTCTGTAAAAATATCTTGCCCAGAGTATTTGTACAAGTTCGCAATTACAATATTACCAACAGTAAATTTGAATTACTAATGAAAGTCTTATGCAGACATTGTCAATCCAATTGTAAAAAGATTGGATTGGTTGAATGTGATAGGTATGACGCTAAAGCTAATCGACCAAAGCAATTGGAAGAACAAATAAATATAGCGTATAAAAATAAGGATTACGAACTAGCTAGAAAGCTATCTGAGGAATTATTTAGAATTAACCACGGTTAACACAACATCAAAACAATAACATTCGATGAGATATGTAAATTGTATATGTTAAATAAATGTTAAAATGTATTTTTACTATTGTTTTATTGAAATGTAATCGTATCTTTGACTCAACAAATAAAACAAACGATATGGAAACTTTAAGAACTGAATACTACAACGAAATCGAAATGTTAACTAAAAAACTACAATCATTCGATACTGACCAATACGGAAAGTCTTATTCAAACGAATCTTTTAATATTTCAAACCGTATTGATGAATTTGAAGAATTAATTTCTAACACTTGGATTAAATAATAAAATTATAAAAGACAACTAACATGGGAAGAAAACGATTACCAAAAAACGATAAAAAAGAATCTTTCGTAATTCAAATTGAACACAAATATTTAAAAGGTCAAAATTTAGACGAGTTAAGGCTTGTGGCGCACGAAAGTATAAAAAAGCATGTAGAGCATGCATTGGATAAAAATAACTCTTTAAAATAAAGATTATGATGTTAGGTAATTTATCTGTTAAGCAGATTGAAGAAAGATTGGGGATTCTATTCCCAGAAGACGTAAAAGATTTTATGATTAAAAATCATCAGGCAAACGCTAGTAATATCGTTAATGGCAAATGGCACTGTTTTGATTTGCCGTTTCATATGGTTTGCGGAGATTTAGAAACAGCTACAAAGATTTTTAATTCAATAAAAGACAGAGCAAGCGAGTGCAAAGCTACATTACAAATTTCAATACAAAATTAAATAACCACTTAAAATGACATACACAAACTTTGAAATCGCATTTATTATAATCGTTCCAATGATTATAGGTTTTTTTATCGGAATATTAACCGCAACTAAAATATTTAAACAATGATAGCAATACTACTACTATTCGGAATCGGTATTCTTTGGATTTTATCCGATACAATAACGGAATTTTTAAGCGGAGGAAAGTCCTTTGCATGTAACGAATTAAAAGTATTTAGATAATGAGAACTCCAACACTAGAAGAGGTTAAATATCGTTTTAAGGATGCGAAAAAAGTAGAAAGTGCACATACAGGATTGAAAGGAAATATTAAAATAAACACCATTCGTTACAACGAAACAGATAAAAAGTTTATCGTATGCGATAGTAGTAATTATTGTGGAATAACCACTCTATGGAGCGTTAAAAAAGGCTACGCAAAAATACTAACCTACAAAAAACCGAAACAAGAAACGTTTCAGATAAGTAAGGAGCAGATACTTAGCCTAGAGTATATATGTATTAGTGGACGCAATTATTCTGGATCTTATGAATTAAGAAATATGTTCCCTAAAGTATTTGAAGAGAATAAGGTTGAGTTGGAGGCTGGTAATTGGTATAAATGGGATGATTTTTGGAAAGGTAAAGAATATAATATTTTGTATTATATTACAAAAATAGAAAATGAAGAAATTTTTTCCTATGGATTTAAAAATAGTGAATGGATAGAAGACGAATTATCTTATTCGGGTAGTCATTACGAAGATGCATGTAATAATTTTCGTTTAGCCGATCATAAAGAAGTCGAAGAAGCTTTGAGAAATGAGGCGGTGAGGAGAGGATATAAGCGTGATGTTGTTATTGTCAATATGTACAACGGCACACCATCTAAACTACACACAAGAATATCAAATAATATTTTTGATTGGGAAGAAATAGGTGGTGGTAAAAACCAAGGAGAAATGGCGTTAAGAGATTCTAATGGTAATATATTATTTCACAACGGAATATGGGCAACAATAATCCCAACCAAAACACGCCAAGAAGCGGAGAAAGAGCTTAACTGTAAAATTGTAGATTAAAAAACATCGCTAGTAGGTAGTGATTAGATTTGGGGAAATTTGAAAAAGTATCGCAATAAGTGTTTTGCGATACTTTTTTTTGTAATTTTGAATAATCAAGTTTTTTCAAGATGTCAGATAATACACACGGGGGTAGAAGAGAAAAGGCAGGAAGAAAGCCTAAAGC